ATAATGATTTTGATTTTTATAATAGCGATGACAAATCGGTAAATGTCGAAAATGGTCGCCGGATGGTGACACTTGTTGAATGTCGTTGGTTTGAGAGTGAAGTTTATTACAAGGCTCCTGATTTAGAAACGGGTGAACTTCGTGATTACAGTAAGCAAGAGTTTGAACAGCTTCAATGTATGATGCCTGATATTCAGGGGGTGCAGTTTAATAAAAAGGTTGTCAGGCGTGCTTTTTTAGGGAGGAAATTGCTTGAATCTCCTGATCAACCTTTGGTTCCTGCGGGACAATTGGGTTGGGAGTGTATAACGGGGTATTTTGATAAGATCAACCGGCAGTTTTATGGGGTTGTGCGTCCCACAAAAGACCCTCAACGGTGGGCAAATAAATATTTTAGTCAGGTAATGAACATTCTCAATAGCCAATCCAAGGGGGGGATTATGGCAGAGAGAGGAGCCTTTGAAGATGAGAGAGAAGCACTAAGAAGTTGGAGCAGGGCAGATAGTATTACGATGCTTAAACCGGGTTCACTCGCTGCAGGTAAGATACAACCAAAGCCTGTTGCGCAGTTTCCAACGGGCTTTTTCCAACTGTTTAATGAAGCTAAGGAAGCAATTAATCAGGTGACGGGTTTATCGCCTGAGTTCATTGGCACAAGAGAAGTAACACAAGCGGGTATTTTAGAGGCACAACGACGTCAATCCAGTCTTAACCTGCTTGCTTGTCTGTTTGATGGTCTGCGTTTGTATCGCAAAAGGCAAGGTAAGATTATTTTACACCTTATACAGAATTATTTGTCTGATGGTCGCTTGGTACGGATATCGGGTGAGGAGAATGCGCAATATATTCCCTTAACACGTGAAGCGGTGATGAGTGTTGATTACGATATTGTGGTGGATGATGCCCCAACCAGCCCGAATGAAAAAGAGCGGACCTTTGGCATTATCACCCAGCTTTTACCATTGCTTCAACATGCTGTTACACCGGATATCATGCTTGATTTGCTGCGTTATTCTCCCTTGCCTGCGTCATTACTCAATCGTGTAAACGAAAAGTTCCAACAGCAGCAGCAAATGGCGCAACAAGAACGGCAGTTGGATCCTGAGCAGCAAATGAAGTTGCAAGAAAAGCAGCAAGATATTGCGACCAAAAGCCAGATGCAACAGTTAGATTTACAAGCCAAGCAGATTGACCTGTTCATGCATCAAAAGAGAGCAGAATTGGAAGCGGAATTGATGCAGCAGAAACATGAACTTGAGAGGCAGCGCATTCTCAATGAGCAAGCGCAAAATCAAATCATGCGTGAAAGAGCGGCAACTTATCGAGGAAGAAGCATTTGAGAGAGGTTAGAGAATGAATGCAGAAATGAATGAAGCTATGAATGAAGATTATAGAGTTGCAGCACCGGTCTTTGATGACGAGAGTTCTTTTGAGAGCAATCACGAGGTCGAGACGGTTGAGAGCAATGATGCCACACCTCCAGAGCCGGTTGTAGAGCCCGTTGAAAAGCCTTCAGAAATCGTTCCTAGTATAGAGCAGCAGCGCGTTGTCGAACAAGCCAAGCAAGCCCGTGAAGCGCTTGTCAAGTTTTATGAACCCAAGTCCCAGACAGCAATGGCTGAGGGAGAAAGTTCTCCTCCGGATCCTACACAAGACATTATTGGCTACATGTCTTGGATGGGCAAGAAGCTTCAAGAGCAAGATGCGTATATTAGGGAACAAAAAGAAGCGTTAAGACAAGCTGAGGAACAGCAGAAGTATGATGTACATCTTAGTCAGTTTTTAGAAAATTCTGTTACATCAGTAAAAGATAAATACAGTGATTTTGGTGATGCGGTAAACTTTCTTTATGAGACGCGTGCGAAGCAATTAAGTGCTTGGTCGACGCTTTATCCTGAGTATGCAGAACCAAACACAATTTCTGAGATCATAGGGAATGAATTGCGTACGATTGTGGCGACTTGTGCACAAAAAGATCTCAATCCGGCAGAAGCGCTTTATAAGGTAGCACAAGATTTTGGCTATCAAAACCAAGGGGTACAAGCCAATCATCAAGTTGCAGCGCTTCAAAGTCGGCAAAATTCTGCGCGAACCTTAACGGCATCTGGAGGAGGAGGCAGTGTTGGACCAATGACTCTAAAAGCTATTGGAAATATGTCTGATAAAGAATTTGGAGAATGGTATAGCAATCCTAAAAATCAAATCATTTTTGATCAGTTAATGGGGCGCGATGGTTGATTATAGTCTAGGCGCATAACGTAATCCGCCTTTGATGCGGATTTTTTGCCGGCTTTAAGCCGGTTTTTTTATATAGCAAAGAAAGGCAAAATAAATGGCAATAACACGTATACCTATTAATGATGCCCAAGCGGTGAAAGCTTGGTCAAAGAGATTAAATTATGAAGCGTCAAAAGCGCTTGATATTGAACCATTAATGGGAGAAGGTTCCAATAGTATCATTCAAGTCAAAAATGAACTCAGGAAAGAAGGCGGAGATTGTGTTACTTTTAGCTTACGTGCACAGATTATGGGACGTGGTGTAAGCGAGAATCAAACGCTTAAAGGCAATGAAGAGGCTCTTCAATTTCTTCATGACAAATTATATATCAATGAGCTTAATCATGCTGTTTCGACGAAAAACAAAGGTACAATTGATCAGCAACGTATTCTATTCAGTTTGCGCGATGAGGCGAATAAGGCATTGGTTGATTGGTATGCCGACCGTTTGAGTTTGATGTTTTTTCTTCAAGTGTGTGGTTATACAGCGCACACACTCAAATTTGAAGGACGTGAGATTGATATTGATGAACTTTATTATGGCTTTAACCAACCATTGGCTCCAAGTAGTAAGCGGATTGTTCGCCCAGATGGAAAGACCAACGATGAAAGTTTAACCGAGGCAGCAAAGCATGGCTTTAGTCTCAAATTGATTGATGAAGCTGTCAAAGTTGCGAAGTTAGCGAATCCGAAGATCAGACCTGTTCGTGTTGGTGGTGCGAATGTTTATGTGCTGTATCTTCATCCTATACAAGTTATGCAACTGCGCACCAATACAGATACTGGTCAGTGGCTTGATATACAGAAGGCAGCTTATTCTGGCTCGCGCGCGAAGAACCCGATTTTTGATGGTTCACTTGGCATGTATAACGGTGTGATTTTACGTGAATCGGAACATGTTACACCGGGTGTGAAGTCTACTGGTGGCATTGAGGAGAATGTCCGTCGTGCTGTCTTGCTTGGTGCACAAAGTGTGATGCTTGCCTTTGGAGCAGAAGATCAGGATACACGCTATAGTTTGGTCGAAGAGCTTGATGATTATCAAAGGGTCTATGGTGTTGCTGCTAAGACAATCATAGGCATGAAAAAAACACGTTTCCAGATTCCTGGAAAAGGACAAAATGCGCAGGATTTCGGAACCGTCGTTATTTCAACATACACTGGTGAAAAGCCTTCTTAATGCCTTTGAGAAAGGAAAACAGACATGACAAATGGATTACCAGGAACTCTACAAGGGAGAAGCTTACTTACACAACAGGTAAGCTTTTTTAGACTGAACTTTACCCACGCAAATAAAGATCAAGCAATGAAGATAGGAACGCTGCCTCATGGTGCCGTGATTACATCGGTTAAAGCTTTTATCAAGACAGCGTTTTCAGAGGCAAAACTCGCCATTGGAGTTTCTCCCACGGGGAAAGAATTTGGTGAGAAAGATATCAAAACGCAAGGAACGCAGGATTTTACAGCAACAGGGCAAAAAGAATTTGTGCCTTATGACGAAGAGATTACTCTTTACGCCAAAATGGACAAGTCTGTTGCTTCCGGTGAGGGCGTTGTTGTTGTTCAATTCGTGACAAATTGCTGATGAAAGGAAGAAACATGGCAGATGGATTACCAAAACCCTTACAGGGACGAAATCTTCATACACAGCAGGTTAGTTTTTTTAGACTTGATGTTACGCATAAAGCCAAAGAGCAGGTTATGAAGATAGGTATTCTACCTCGTGGTGCCTTGATCACCTCAATCAAAGTCTTTGTTAAGACAGCATTTTCAGGGGCAAAACTCAAATTTGGTAGTACGCATGAAGTAAATGACTTTAGTGAAGCGGATGTTGGGACACAGGGTATCAAATCTGTCACGATAAGCAATCAAAAGGAATTTATCCCTTATGACCAAGAACTTACTCTTTATGCCAAAATGGATAAATCTGTTGATTCTGGTGAAGCCACGGTGGTTGTTGAGTTTGTGACAAATCACTGAAATTGAGGTGGTTAATGCCTAGAAACTTTTTTAAGAAGTTGCATTGCTTTAATTTCTTTAATTTTAAGTGCAATCTTACGCATAAAAGCAATGCTAAAATAGCCTTGTGGTTTTGTAGATTCAAAGTCAAAAAGATCTCCGCAAGCAACAATATTGAATTCATCAAGACGTAGCCAAGAATCTTTTTTTAGCTTTGTTCGCTTACATTCTGTTTCAGGTATTTTTAAACTCAATTGCAAATCATGAGGTTCTTGTGAAGTGATAGGAAATAAAAAGAAGTGCGTTTCTGTTTTTACTACAACACAAGCAGGCCGTGACTTACGACCTGAATCCTCACCCTTCTGAGATTGTTCATGCCATAAGTAATAGTATCTAACGACGTCACCTGCTTTAAACATTTTTGTCACTTTTTAAAAGTTCATCCAAACCTCTGTCTAAGTCATCTAATATATCCTTCGGTGCATCAGTATAAGAAAAAGCTTGTGCACTGGAACGAGATTTTATCAATTGATTATATAAATCGATAGGAAGCATAATAATTTTTTCTCGTCCTCGCTTAGTTAAAGCTACGGGGGTGGACATTGCTTCATCTAATATGTCACCTGTTCCGCGGTTTAGATCTGTAAAACTGTATTTTTTCATAAAAGCACTCCTATGAAGTACATACTATACATATAATGCATAAAATATGTATTTTATGCAAATAGGGGTAATGTCAAGGCAAGTTTTTTACTGAAAGGTGTTTTAATGTCGCGTCATTATATAAGGATCAAGACGGGAGGACCGACACAAGAGAAGGCAGAGGTTTATCGTCATAGAGGCACATTAGCCCATCTTGTGTCTGTGATCCAGGATGAGATTGATGACATTGGGGATGAGTATGTTCGTCAAATTCAGGAGAGTATTTTTTGTGCGGTTCGTTTTTGTGAGAGGGAAAGTTTTTACTTTAATGAAAGCCGTGATGTGGTGTTTACAACGCGGGCAGGAAAGGGGGTCTATGATGCAACGGATACCCGCCATATTGAAACAGCTGTCAAAATAAGAAGCGTTTATCTTCGTTCTGATCCACATCATAAGCTTGAATTGGAGTGGAAAAGTCCTTTTTCCTTAGAGTCTTCGTTATCATCAGAGCAGCAAGGAAGGCCGGTTTGTTATAGTTATTTTGATAGGAAATTGCATCTTTATCCCACACCAGATAGAGCGTATCAGATTCAGCTCCTTCTCTCTCCGATGCGTTTATCAGAGATGGAGAGTGTCGATGAAGAGCATCCATGGTTTGTGCATGGCTTTGATCTGATTAAAGCACGCGCCAAATATGAACTGTACAAGAATATCCTTAAAGAACCCGATTGTGCAGCAGCGGCTTACAATGACTTTAATGAACAATTGCATGAATTGCGCGCAGAGACATCTAAACGTCATAATGTCACCCGAATAATTCCAACGGCTTTTTAGCATGGTTTATTTTCCGATAGCTGATTACAGACCGGATGTTGCGGTCGTTAACGGTCGCTTTACGGATACGCTTGTCAATGTTTTGCCGGCGGATGGCTGTTATATTCCGATGCCCAGTGCGACGGTTGTGTCTCATCCTTTGGAAGAAAAGCCTTTGGGGTCGATAGCCTTTAGAACTGGCAATGGTGTTAAAATTATCGTAGGGGGCGCACAAAAGCTTTACAGTTATGATAGTCAAACGCGGAGTTGGAAGGACATAAGCCAAAGTGGTGTGACGTATCAAGCCAATGAGGAGAATCAATGGTCGTTTGCGTTGTTTGGCGAAACCATTCTTGCGGTGAATAAAAATGATAAAGCCCAGGCTTTTAATATTCGTAGTTCCGAACGGTTTGCAGATTTAGGCGGCAATCCACCCAAAGCAGGTTTGGTCAAGGTTTGGGGTGATTTTGTTTGTTTGATGCAATTGACAGATAATCCCAATCGCATCCATTGGTCAGGCTTGAACGATGCCACCCATTGGACGGTTAAAGAGAAAAATTGCGATTTTCAAGATTTTCCGGATGGAGAATATGTGCAAGGGGCAACGGAATCGAACAATCCCATCATTTTTATGCGTTCTGCGATTTATGCAGGAACTTTTGTTCCAGGTTCTAAGATAGTGTTTACGTTTCAAAAGATCCAAGACAAGCGCGGAGCCCGCAGTGCAGCGTCGATAGCTTGTCGAGGAAGTGATGTTTTTTTTGCCGGTGATGGCGGTCTTTATCAGATGAGTTTTGATGGTCAACTTTTTCCGATAGGCTTTGAAAAGGTTGACCGAACGGTTTTTAAAACCTTTGACAAGTTTGCTCTTGATGAGATGCAAGGGGTGATAGACCCCGTTGATAATCGTGTTTACTGGTCTTTAAAGAGAGGCAATAACCAGCAAACCACCTTTGTTTATGATTGGGGATTACAGAAATGGTCGACGCTCCAGGGGAAGCCTTTCACCTTGTTTCCTGTTTTTACGACAGGTTATACTTTAGAACAGTTAGATGAGATTTCGCTCAATCTTGAGGCATTGCCTGCTTCTTTAGACAGCCCCCGTTGGCAAAGTGGTGTTCCAATGCTTGGTGCTTTTGATGAATTAAATCGTCTTGTTATGTTTACAGGAGCTCCGATGGAGGCGGTTGTTGTTTCGCAAGAGATGGGGGCCCCAGATGGAAGTTTTAACTTTATCACGAAGATGTTTGCAGAAGTTGATACGACGCAAGGACTTTTAAGCATAGGAGAACGTCGTCTTCGCAATCCTCAAACACCGATCACATGGCACAAGGAGAGGATGTGTTCGTATGTTACGGGGGCTTATCATGGGAGGTCACGCAATCGTTATCACCGGTTTAAATTGCGCATTCCTGAAACTGAACCTTGGACGAGGATAACGGGGTTTAACGTTGATTTCCGTCCTTTAGGCAGAGGATAATGGCAAAAGTGTTTTTAACCACGTCTTGGGATATGGAGCGTATAGCGCCATATCTTGAAGAAATCCTTGCGTCATTTCGTGAATATGTGGAACGTTTTAAACATGAAATCACGTTGCAAGAGCTCATTGAAGCCATTTGCAGTGGCAAGAAGCAGTTATGGCTTGTTTTAGACGATGACGAGCGCTTTTTAGCGGCCGTCACGACCCAGATACAACAGACAGTTTTAGGAAAGAAGCGGGCGCTGATTTGTGAATGTAGTGGGAAGGGCGTTCTTGATTTGGTTGATAATCTGAAATTTGCAGAGGACTGGGCGCGTGAGAATGGCGCTTTTGAGATAGAAATTTTGGGGCGTTTAGGTTGGAAACGTGCACTGAACAAGCAAGGATATTGCATAACGATGCTTTATTATAGGAAGGAATTATGAAATGGGGAGCAAGACACCAGCAACAACAGAACAAAAACAGGTTCAGACAAGCGCTCCTCCTGTTTGGATGGCAAATGTATTTCAGCGTGGTGGTAGGGATGCGTATAATCTGTATAATACTGGGATGGGTGGGAATGTGTATGGTGGCGTGCGTATTGCACCATTAAGTGATCAAACGCGCTATGCCATAGGTGGTCTTGGCAGCATCCCTCACCATTATCAAAACCGTTCTTTGATGAGTAGGATCTACAATCCAACATCGGCAGCCAATAATCTTGGAAGCATGGCTTCAGGGGGTATGGTCGGGCAGAATCCCTCTTTTAATGCTGCCCTTCAAAATAGCTTAAACCGTGTAAGAGATACGATTAATAGCTCTTTTGCTGGTGCCGGTCGTTATGGATCAGGTGCACATACCGGTGTCTTGGCAAATGAACTAGGTGCTTTGTCCACAAGCGCGACAGCGAACCAATATAATCAAGATGTGCAGAATATGATGCATGCTAATGCGATGATTGACCAAGCCAATCAAAATCAGTTGGGGGCGGCGAATAACTTCTTGCAGGGTTATGGTAATACTTATTCCAATGCCTTACAGGGCTCTTCACTACTTGATGCTTATAACCAAAGACTTGTTGATGCTGAACGCGAACGCTGGCTGGAGCAAGACAATAGCGGTTGGAATAGACTGAATATGTTGATGAACGCCGGTCATGGATTTGCAGGCCATTACGGTACAACCACCAACAACAGTACAAATTCCCTGATGCAAGGCAACAATCCTTGGAAGAATATTCTAGGGCTTTTAGGTGGTGTTGGTCAATTTGTTGCCCCTTATTTGGGGAAATAGGGAGAGAGGAAGTGATGGCAAATAAGAGCGAGAACATTTTATCAAGACTTCTTAATTCTCTGTACGCCATGGATCCATTGGCATCGCGTGTGCTCTTGCAAAATCAACAGGTGGAGAATGCACAACAACAGGCGAATAGATTGCCTTATTTAACACCTTCTCCAGCTGTTGGTACCGTTGGTTTACAGCCAGCCCCGTTCGGTTTAGCGAAAGATATACCGCCGTTACCGAATGTGAGTTCTGCTTTGAGATCACGGGAAATACAACCGACTGCATCCTCTTCATTTCCTTCTATGCCCATGGCGACAGTTGGTTCAAAACTGCATCCCTTAGGTTTGACTAAAGATATGGAACCATTGCCCAATGCACTTTCGGATTTGAAGTCATTGCAACCACAACAAGTTGCGTTAGCAGAATCCTCTCTTCCAACTGTACAATCGGAACAAACGGGATCTGTACCGCTCGTACAATCACAACCAGGCTCTACTTCTCAACAGAGCTTTTGGGATCAATTGCGTCATCCTGAGTTTTTACAGAGGCTATCGGATTATGCGATTGGTTATGCCTCATCGGATGGACCAATAGCCCAAAGCTTGGCGAATGCAGCGATGAATCTTCGTCATGGTGATATGGAAAGAGAACAGAAGAAGCAGGTTAATCAAACAGTCGAGTATCTCAAATCTAAAGGGTACAGTGAAGAAGAAGCCCGGTTTGTGGCTGGGAATAAAGATGCGTTGAATTCTTTTCTACTACAAAAAGTGAATGGTGGTTATGACACTAGCTCTAAAGAAGAATTGGACCGCCAACGAGAAATGATAGAGCTTCAAAATAGTGAAGCTATTAGCAATAATATGCTCAATGATATCGAACGTTTTATGAATTACGTGAACGAAAATGGTGCGTGGGCTACGGGAAATCTTGCTGATTGGCAAGCTTCTTTCAATGTTCCTCAACACCGTGATATGAAGTCACTACTTAACTCGATTAAAAACCGTATAGGTATTGACCGTTTAGAAGCGATGAGGCGGTATTCACGCAATGGTGCTTCTGGTCTTGGAAACCTTACAGAAAAAGAGCTTGATATCTTAAAGAGCTATTTAGGAGAGATAGACTATAAGTTGGGTGACAAAGAGTTGATGTTTAGGTTGAAGAAAATACGTGAGATTTTAGGTAAGATGAAATCAAATGTATTGGCTTTGCTAGAGGATCGTCACACCAAATTGACAGAAGAGAATGTTCATCAAGTTACAGCATCATCGGCGCATACTCCAGTTATCAAGAAAGAATATAGTCATTTGCCTGTTGTGACGAGCAAAGAGCAAGAGGATGCATTGCCTTCAGGTACCTTATTTATTGGTGAAGATGGTAAGAGAAGGCGTAAGGGAGCTTGAGATGGGTTATATTCCTTATTCCCCGATTATTGATGATGCCTCAGATTATGATAGTACGTTTTCAGTGAAGAAGCGTCGTGATCATCAAGGCAAAAAACTAACGGGTTATATTCCTTATTCCCCTCTTGTTGAAGATGCATCAGATTATGATGGTATGGCTTCTCATTCACAACCTACAAAAGCTAGTTTTTTATTTGATGATCAAGATTTGACAGTGTGGGATGCGCTAAAGAGTCATGGCATATCTGGTTTAACGGCAGGTTATAGCGATGAAATACAGGCAGCGAATGAAGCAGGTTTTACGGATTATTGGAAGGGAGATCAAAAGGCTGAGGAGATCTATAACAGAAGAGTAGCAAAGGAACGTGCTTACCAAAAAGCCTTGGAAAAGAAATATCCTTGGTTGTCTTCTGGTGCTTATATTGTGGGTTCGATTTTACCAACATTAGCATCATTAGCTATCCCTGGATTAAATTTTTTAAGAGCAGGTTCGACTTTAGGAAGTTTGGGTAAGGGAATGCTTGTGGGAGCCGGTTCTGGTGCTTTGCATGGTTCTGGTGCGGGAGAAGGTTACAATAATACAGTGAACTCGGCGTTAGCTGGTGGTGTTGGTGGAGCTGTTTTAAGCCCGGTTGCTTCTTTAGCAGGCATGGGGGTTTCTAAGGCAGTTCGTGGTGTAGGAAATGCTTTAAAGTCACCTCCTCTTGTGAGGAATATTTTTAATCCTGCTCGTAAAGAAGTTTCAAATAAAGCTTTGAGAGAAGTTGCTAAGCAGCTTTATGAAGATAACACTAAAAAAATTACTGAACGCCTTAGCTCAGAACCTCATGATGTGTTTTTGACAGATATTAATGAAAAATTGCGACAGGCTTTGTGGAATTCCTCTAGAACCAATAAAGATGTTTATAATATTTTGAAACAAGCCCATGAGAAAAGATTAGGTGGTTCTGTTCAACGTCTTGATGATATGATGGATCAGACAATTGCTTCCTACCAGAATAGTGATGCTTTAAAAAGGATGCTTAAACAACAAGGGAAAGAGGCGCATGATCATCTTTATGAACAAGCAAGGCGCGCTCCAATAGGAGAAAAGCATTATGAAGCTCTTAATAAAATTTTTGAAAATAAAGGCTTTCAAAAAGCGCTCAAAGATGCTGTCTCTGCCTTAGCAGAGCATCCCTTAAAAGCAAATCCTCAACGCTTTTATGATAAAAAATTGAGCAGTCTAAACTATAAACCCACAGTAGAGTTGTTAGATCAAACCAAGCAGTCTCTTGATGACTTGATAGAGAAGAGTAAGAGACTTGGGGATAACCAAAAGGTTTCTGGTTACCAAATACTTAAAAAAGATTTGGTCAACATAATGGATGCGATCTCCCCTCCTTATCAAGCAGCGCGTAATAGTGCAGCAAAGTACAAAGGTTTTGAAGAGAGTTTTGAGAAAGGCAGGCAAGCTCTTGGAACAAAACTTGAAAAGAGTGTTGAAAGGGATGCGGTTAAGGAAAATCTTTCTAAAGGCAACTGGTCGGATAAAAACAATAGCTATCAGATGGGTATGAGAGATGCATTAGATGATTTATTAAGAAAAAAGGGGGATCCCATTAATGAATTCTCCAATCTTTTAAAACAAAATCTTGCATCTGAGAATCTTGAAAGGATCATAGGACCTGAACGGTTTGCAGCTTTTAAGAAGGCAGTCGATCAGGAGCAATTCTATTCTGATGCAGCCAAAAAAGGCTTTACAGAATTTAGGGGAGCTCCTGAGTTTTCTCTTTTTGATGGAGTTCGTGTCCCACATAGTATTCCTGATATACCAGTTCAAGGTTTTAAATTAGGACGGAATATATTTTTCCATCCGAATGCCCCAGAGGCGTTACATGCAAGACAAGAGCTAGAGCGTGGCATAGCAAAATTAGCAACTTTTGGCGTTAAGGGAATGGAGAGAACTGAGATTGCTCAATTGATTCAAAGTGCTTTGAAGTGGCATAAACGGGGAGTAATCACGGATGAAGGCTTGAAAATTGTTTCTAGAGCCATAGCCAAAGGATTAGGTCCTCGTGCTTCAATAGAGTACGCGAAATGACCCGTTATAGCCCTTCTATAGAGCAAGCGATACGGCAATCTGCCGCGCGTTATGGTTTGCCTGAGAGCTATCTGTATCGTGTTGCGCAGATTGAAAGTGGCGGCAATCCCAATGCAAGAAATCCCCGTTCCTCTGCTGGTGGGTTGTATCAGTTTATAGACAGTACTGCCAAACAATATGGTTTGCAGGATAGGTTTGACCCCATGCAAGCAGCCGATGCCATGGGGAGATTGACACGGGATAATCGCAACCATTTAAGCCGTCTGTTAGGCAGAGCGCCTAGTGAAGCAGAATTGTATTTAGCCCATCAACAGGGAGCAGGGGGAGCCGCGCGGCTTCTTCAAAACCCTCATGCCAATGCAGCACAAATCGTTGGAAGGAATGCTGTAGGTTTGAATGGCGGAAATACTGGCATGCGTGCAAGTGATTTTGTCAACCGTGTGTTACAAATGTATGGTGGGCAGCAGCCTTATAGTGCAAGCCCTGTTATTGCTGGAAGCAATGTTCCTCCAGGGGGTGGATTTGGAAAGAGGGATAATCTGCTTGAACTTTTAAGAGTCTTGCTGTCATCACAGCAAAAGCCATCAGAAGAAGATGATCATCCTTTGATGAAGCAATTTATGCGGGCATTTTACGGACCGTTTTACAAGATTTAGGATTCACGAGACATGTCAACGATTTATGATTGGTCGCTTAGAGCGTCAGAGAACACGCGCGCCGATGATTTGGTTGATTGGTCAGAGGGGCAGCATCCAAGCAGTGTGAATAGGAGTGCCCGTGTGATGATGCAAAGGATGAGGGAATATTTATCAGATACGGGGGGAGCGCTTGAAGGGATTGTTACAAATGATCATGTCCAACAAACGAGTGTGATAAGGCTTGAAAGCACCTCACAGTTTTTAGAGTATAAGAATGGGATCGTTTTGCGTTTTATGGCGACAGGCAGGAATGTTGGTGCAACCACGGTGTTCCTTAATGCTTTGGATGGCAAGCCTGTTTATCAGGCAACAGAATTAGGGGTTAGTCCTTTGATGGGAGGGGAAATCCAACAAGGGGGTATTTATACATTGATATCTAGTGAAGAGAGTTGGCATCTTGTTAATCCAACCTTTATCCCACCCCAAGAAGAAAGAAGTCTTTATCCCACTGGTTTTATAGGAACGTTTGGTATGCGTGATCTTCCCAAAGATTGGTTAATCTGCGATGGGAAGGCTTATTTGCGTCGTGATTATCGTGATTTATTTGCGACGATAGGAACGGTTTGGGGGGAGGGGGATGGTGTGACGACGTTTAATGTTCCGGATTTGCGAGGGATGTTTTTACGGGGTGTTGATGGAGGGCGGTCTCTTGATGAGGGGCGTGATTTTGCAAGTGTGCAAACCGATTTAATTGAGTCTCACCAACATCAAGGACAGGCTCTATCGATGCCTCATTTTACCAGCAATGAAAACTTTTGGGATGGGAATACGACGGATGTGTTGGGCTATCGTCTAGGCTTGTTTGGGGGGAGCTCTCTAGCGAATTTTATGGGTATAGAGCGTGAAAATTTAGGGGGCTACATTGTAAGTCCTTATATTTTTGATGATAGCCGAGAGGTTGTCTTGAAGAGCACTGGTGAAGGAGAAACACGTCCTGTTAATGTGAGTGTTCTGTTTGCGATTAAGACATGAGGTTTAAGATGTCGACGATCTATGATTGGTCTTTGAAAGCATCTGAGAATGCCTATTGTGATGATTTGATTGATTGGTCTGAAGGGCAACGTCCCAGTAGTTTGAATAACAGCGCTCGTTTTATGATGCAGCGTGTGCGTGAATATTTATCGGATACAAGTGGTGTGATTGAAAGTAGCTTCACGGTTGATGCTGGACAGCAGACGACGTTGATAAGACTTCAAAGCAAATCGCATTTTTTGAAATATAAGAATGGCATAGCAATCTATTTTAAAGCGAAAGGTAAGAATGTTGGGGCAACCACAATTGCCTTGAATGATTTAAGCGCTCAACCTGTTTACAAGGCAACGGAATTAGGCATCAGTGCTTTATCGGGAGGTGAGATTCAAAGAGGGTGCATTTATAGCTTGGTCTATAGGGCAGATGGTTGGCAGGTTTTAAATCCTACACCGGTCTCTTTATCACAAGAGCCGGTTATCCCTGTTTATCCGCCAGGGACTATAGGGGTTTTTGGGATGCAAGTTTTGCCGGAAGGCTGGTTATTATGTGATGGGAAGGCGTATTTACGCAGTGAGTATAGTGCTCTTTATGAAGCGATAGGGACAAGATGGGGAGGCAGTGATAGTTGGACGAAGTTTCATGTTCCCGATTTGCGTGGTGTCTTTTTGCGTGGTGTTGATGATGAGCGTGAGATAGACCGTTTTCGTTATCTTGGTACTTTACAGAATGACGCCTTGAGAAAGCATGACCATGGAGGTCAATCCTTTACGATTTTGAATAATGAAAATGAGGAAGAAAGTTGGTATGGGGATATGACCGTCATATGGGGGTATATGCTTAATGAGCAGCAAAGGTTGAAACTTGCTGAACGTCTGGGTGTAAAGGCGGAGGATATCCGCGTGCACCATAAGCTTGCCTTTCCCCATACCCACCTTCACATGCGTGATGTTGCGTTGGCAAGTTCAGGTGTCAGTGAGACGCGCCCGATTAATATGAGTGTTGTGTTTGCGATCAAGACGTGAGGTCAAGATGTCGACGATTTATGATTGGTCTTTGAAAGCATGCGAAAATGGTAGAGCCGATAATCTGATTAATTGGTCAGAGGGACAGCGTCCGAACACGGTCAATAACAGCGCTCGTTTTATGATGCAGCGTGTGCGTGAGTATTTATCGGATACGGGGGGTGTGATTGAAGGGATTGTTACGGTTGATGATCAACAAAAGACGAGTGCGATACGTCTTCAAAGCCCGTCGACATTTTTAGCGTATAAGAATGGGATATCGCTTTGTTTTAAAGTGAAGGGTAAGAATGTTGGAGCAACCACAATTGCTTTGAATAATTTAGCAGCTCAGCCCGTTTATAAAGCAACAGAAACCGGCTTATTAGCTTTATCGGGAGGTGAGCTACAAGATGGCTGTCTTTATACGGTTATGTATGATGAAGATATAACAGGTTGGCAAATTCTCAATCCCACAAGAAGAAAAGTTTCTTCGTTAAAACGTTTACCGTCTGGTCTAATCGGTCCTTTTGGAATGGAACGCTTACCCGATGGTTGGTTGTTGTGCGATGGCAAGGCATATTCGCGAAGAACTTATAGAGCCTTGTTTGAGGCGATAGGAACGACGTGGGGTCAAGGAGATGGCGTTGCGACCTTTAATGTTCCGGATTTTCGTGGGATGTTTTTACGAGGTCTGGATAATGAGCGCAATCTAGACCCTTGGCGTTCTTTTGCAAGTCAGCAAGGCTGTTCTTTGAAAGCGCATGAACATTTTATAGGTCCGGCCTCTTCAGAGGGTCGTTCTTCTCGAAAAAAACGGGATGTTTCTTCTTCTGAAGCTCCCTTAAGAAGGCAAAAGAAATCGATAGACGAAGAGTGTGTTGGTTTGAGTGGGGATGCCTTGGAAGGGTGTAATCAAGAATTTGAGCAAATAGCAGGAAGTTCACAGTTAGAGGTTCCATTTTGGTTTACAGCTAAGGACAAACCGCCCCGCTTACCTTGGTTTATCAGGAGCCCCTTTGCAAGCTTTTTATATTATTCGATGCCTTTCAAAGAAGGCCTCTATGACGGGGAGCATCATGAGCATCACCTGATGGCAGAGAGGGTTGGTGGTGTTGAAACGCGCCCGGTTAACGTGAGTGTTGTTTATGGGATCAAGAGATGAGGAGTTGAAATGTCCTTAAAACCGTTTGCGATATCAGAGCTTAGCGACCCGTCTCAAGTACGGGTTGTTTTGTATTCAGGAGACCGTTTTGTTCATGCGCCGCTTCATGGGGTTTTAGATTTGTTGAAGGCGTCATTGAAGTCAGAGTTTGAGGGTTCGTTTAAGGCTTTAGAAATTCAATTACAATCTTTGAGGGATGATGTTGAGGAACTGCAAGAGTGTTCCTTTGAAGAATGACTCTGAACGGATGTAAGGAAGAAAGAGATGGGGATACCACATCATACACATGAATATCCACTACCAGTAGCAACAGCAGAAGAAATGCTAGAGAGGACTTCGCAGGATGTTGTCGTTGTTCCGAAATTGCTAGGGACAGCGGCTTTGTATTCGCATGAAGCCTTTGCGACCACAGAACAGGTGATGAATGCCAGACAAGAAGCAGAAAAAGCCACGACACGAGCAAATGGCGCGCAACAAAAGGCTGAAGACGCTAAAAGAGTCGCTGATAGCGCTAAGGAATTAGCGGAAAGAGCGACAACTACGGCAACGCAAACGGCGCAAACGGCAGCGGCGGCAACAGAAACAGCGACGGAAGCGAAGGCAACAGCAGAAAATGCGCAACGTGTGTCAGAAGAAGCTAAGACGAAAGCAGAAGCTTCGCAAACGCTTTCTCAACAATCGAAGAGTGCTTGTGATGCTGCAAAACAAACAGCCAGTGAAGCGAAGGAAACCTCTGATGCGGCTAAGGTATTGGCGAATACAGCGGCGAGCGATGCTCGTGAAGCGAAGAGCTTAGCCGCAACAGCGGTCACAACAGCCAATGGTGCCAAGCAAGAGGCGTCTACGGCAGTTACTGTAGCCAATGAATCCAAGGTAACGGCAACAGGTGCTGTGACGAGGGCGACAGAAGCGCAGGATACAGCCAAACGGGCAGAGCAAGTTGCGCGAGCAGCCAAGCAAGAGGTAGAGGATGTCTCGAAAGTAGCCAGGCAAGCAGAACAAAAAGGCACAGCGGCTAGCCAAGTAGCAGCGACGGCGGTAGCAACCTCTCATGAAGCCAAGCAGACGGCGGAACAAGCCAAGGATTTATCAGAACAGGTAAAGGGCTTAGTAGAAACGGCGAAAGCAACGGCAGAAGGAGCAAAGAAACTGGCAGAAACAGCGGCGAATAGGGCGAGTGCAACGGCGATAGAGGTTATTAAGACGGCAGGGGATGCGAAGAGTGCAGGGACGTCTGCAACAGAGGTTGCGCGTGAGGCAAGGCAGAGAGCCGATGAGGCAAAGGGTCTTGCAGAGGAAGCAAAAGGATTAGCGGAGAGAGCGACAGCAGCGGTTAGCGAAGCTTCTACTTCAGTGAATGAAGTCAAACGAGCAGTGGATGGAGCTAAGAAAACGGCAGAGGAAGCTAAAACGGTTTCCGAAGAGGCAAAAGCTTCGGCACATAAAGCCCAAGAGGATGCAACAGAGGCATCTAGAATAGCCAATGAAGCCAAGTTAGCAGCAGATCAGGCCTTACAAGCTGATAGACAAGCCCTGCGTGAAGG